GTCCCGGCCTTGTGCCGGGATCTTATGAACAGTCTGTTTAGCTTAATATGGTTTGCTTTTAGGTCCCGGATAAATGCTGCGCATTTTTCGGGATGACAGTGGCGCGCTTCGCGCTTTTCGGGATGACGATTAGGGGAATGCCAGAGTTGACATGTTTATCTGTAGCGCGGCGGCAGGATTTAAAAAATATTATAATAGATTTTAAATCCTACTTATTTACGCGTTTCGAGTTGCATGACGTGTGAAACTAGCCTCAGCTCCATTCAGCAGTTCAACCTTCCAAATAAGTCCTTTTGGGGTGGGAGCGTAGAAGATCGTATCTTTCGATTCAGATGTGTTATCAACCGTCTTATACGGTGCTGAAGGGTAGCTGCCATCTGGATTACGTTTATAGATATTGAAGGTTCCGTTCTTCGGGTCAATGTTCACTAATTTCACACCACCGTCATCTGGTAGCTCTTGTTGATTGATTAAATTCTGCATATCGTGCTCCTATGGCTTTATTGCTGTATTTAAGTCTTTGTCTCGGCCCCAGCTACCTATAGTAACTCCGCGTTCGGAAGCCCAGGCTCTGATTGCTCTTTTTATAGCCGCTGTTAATGTTCCGTGACCTATGTAAATGGCCACTCCGGATTTCCCTTCTGATTGGGCAAAGAATTTAAAACTCTGCCCTTTATGGGTAATCCGAAGAATACGGCCAGTTACGTATTCTTCGACTACGACACCCTGGTGTGTTGTAGTTGAGTAGGTCATAGAAAATTAAAATGCTTAAAACAGAATATCTACGAATAAAAATTAGTTAACTTTTTCTATGAAAAACTTACTGGCCTTTATAGTGCCACTTAGTTCAACTCCGGATTTAACTTGAGCATAGACACTGAGCTTTATCGTTGTTGCCCCAGCAGGCACAACGACATCAGCCGACCAGCGCCCAGACACTTGCCCTGGAAAATCACCATTGGCAGCGGTTCGCCCGCCATCATACCCCACACTCGGGGCGGCCCAGACACCTACGGCAAAATAATCAATCCCAACGGCATCGAGTAGGATGTTCACTGAACCACGCAGAGTGTCTCCCTCCCCCCATCCCGCAGGTAATGCCACGGACTGCTCGATGATCGCAATGTAACCATCGCCAGTGCCACTGAGCGTCACTACCTGGTGAGGAACCGTACCGATCACCTCTTTGGACGCAGCACACCCAAATGTGGCTGAACCACTGGAGCGATACACTAGAAAACTGTCTGCGACCGTCCCGGTTGCGCCGTTGGCCAGGCTACCGCCCGTGCCATTAGCGAAAGGATTCGGCAGCGCGTTCCCATTGGGGTTGGTCGTAGCATCATAAGCGTTGGTTCCCACGGCATACGCTGCATCAGAAGGCCCAGCAAACACTGCGTTAAATTGCTCGGCGAGGGCGCGACCGAGCACCTCAGCGCCAATTTTAGTGGTGTGTATACCATCACGTAAATATCCTGTAACGGCGTGACCAGTAGCATAGTCGGTAAACACATCAAGGCCCGTCAGGTAGGTCATATTTGGATCGACACGCGCCCGCTCAAACAGCCATCGGTTAATGGTGCACGCATCGGCCATTTCTGCTGCCGTCAAAGGGTCTGCGGCATCATGTGGAAGTACCGGCAACGCGACCGCCTTGATACCATTATCACGCAGCGCATCATAAAACGTCGTCAGGTTGCCAATCACATCGACACCCAACCCCAAATCATTCGTACCAATCATCGTCACAGCAACACCACAATCACTAGCAATAGCCTGTGGCAATTGCGTGTTCACTAAATGAACTGTGCCCTGGCTCGCTAATGCTCGTAAATTGCTGGCCGAAATACTGTAGGACACATTAATGTAGCGGCGAAACCACGTTAGATATGACCAGTCGTTCCAGCCTGATTGATTAGCGCTGACAACATCGAATGCGTCATCTGCAAGCGAGTCGCCCTGAACGGTTATTTTGTTAGTTCTTGCAACTTGTCGACTAGTTATTAAGGCTGCGCTGGATGCAGGCCCAATTTGTTCCGGTGAGAGGGAGTCTGACAAGGCTTTACCAGCCGCAAGCGCAGCCTGGGTATCGGCTGTTGAAAGTAGTGTCGATGCTGTTGATATGGTCATGGCGTGTTCCTTAAATAATTAATGTTTCATTGTCGATGGTCTTAAGAAAGTTGTTGTCACTGGTATGTAATAGAACGCTCGGCCTGGACGTACTCTTTGCCTGGGGTCCACCGTTCGCCAGTAACATGTCATCAGCGGTATAAAGCACATCGCCTTCAGCAGTCACCATAAGCGTTCCTATAGAAAAACCAACACCAGGCTTATCTAAAAGAGAAGGTACTAAAGATGAAATTAGAGAATTAATTAATGAGAAAGTCATAATTTATCCTTACGGTATGCTGCTTGGCGAAGTATATGAGTCATTGTAAAACTTGCCGCCTTCGCTAAACGCTGCAGCGTATAGAGCGGTGTCAATATCATTTACAGTATTAAAAGACCTGCCGGATATACTTAAATCTTCTATGTATGCACGATACAAAATCCGACTTGCACCTGCATTAATATTGAAGCTTTGCCAAGCATCCCCTATTCCTACCAGTAGTGCGATATTGTCTGTTGCTGTTACCCCATTACCCGTCATAGAGGCGATTTGAACCGCTGAATATCGGGTGTAGGGCGTAGGGCGGCCGCTGAAGTGATCATCGTTAACATTGTCTGTGTAGTAAGTGGGAGATATTGCGCTATCCGCTTTACCGCCCTGAAAGTGAAAATGAAAATTGTTTGTGGCGCCAAACTGGCTGGTAAAATGGAAAGGCGACTGTTCGGCAGCATTATCCACGCCGACACGTGTCACTACCCCCCAATAACTTATGTAGTACGAGTGATTCGGATTAGCTACAATCCAATCCCGAACCGCTTCCGGACCTAGCCACTTGTAATTTACAGCTTCACTTTGATTGGTTAGAGAGTTGATGCCATGTATCCCCCCCTTTAACGTACGTTCAGCCAAAAATGCACTGCTGTTTGGCGATTTATTTGCGACAGTGAAATTAAGTGACGCGTTGGACGGATTGCCACCCACTATAGATTTCAAATAATGTGACAAAACATTTGGAATCGCTTCACCAGCATCTGGCAAACCGTTAAAACCATAGTCTACTGAACCACCATCAAACAACATAAGCGACCCGTTTGACTCAATTGGATCCCGTGTAATTATTCTCGGTGCATCTTCAGTTAGATTTACACCATGCAAGCGGATTAATCGGCCCATTTATAACCATCCCAATTCAGTAAGTCGTTCAAAAATTATCTTGGCTACGCACTGATAGCCCGGCGTGTTTAGGTGGATTGCGTCATAGCGCAGTGATGCTGGCACTGCCCCAGTTGCCATATCGTCCAAATCAGCCTGTGTGGCAGTTAAGCCAGCCCATTGCAACCCGTAACGACTGAGCAACTGTCGAACCGGAATAAATCGCCTGCCAAACTCAGCAAAAAACACCGCGTCGTCGGCATCTTGGTAACTGTTGCCACCGGGCTTCGATAGCACCAGGTAGCGAGATTGCGGGGGGGATAGGTACGCCGCCACGGCGCGGGCGTCATTTACAGTACGCGCATTAGTAGGGCCATTTTGTCCCATCCATATAATGGCGATATCTTCCTGGTGAGCATAGGAACTGGTTAAGTACAGCGGGTATTCACCAATGCATTCGACTGCATCTCCGTCTGTATCACGCTCAAACCAATATTGATAAATACTGTTAGTAATGGTTCTCCCAAACACCCCGGCCACACCATTTAACGTGGCAGCATACGACGACGGCCCCTGTTTAAGGGGGGCAGGAATAACACCGTTAATTGGCATTAGCGTAATATTGACACGACCTGTTGCGGGAATTTGGGCGTTATCAACTTCGCATAAAAAAGGATTGGCGTTAGTACGCGCTGTTATTGTTACACTATCCTCGCCACCCACACCTCTGTTTGTGACAGAAGCCGAGCTGCCAACGCTATTAAGTAATGACTGTAAGTGTTGTGTGTACGGGGTGCCATTTCCACCAGTTCCCGCAGTTAGCGAATCACCCCATGCAACGAAGTTGGGCCCACTTTCCCATTTGTTAGCAAGCCCAAGCGCCGCGGCCATTCGGTTGACGCTTTGACTGGTAGGATCACCATTTAAATCGGCCTCCAACCAAGTACGCCGCCCTGATTCGTCAACCAGCGCAAATGCTACGCCAGAAATGCTGCTATTAAAACTTTCTGAACCAGTTTGACTGGATATATTTTCAATGATCTCTGACGAGTCAAGAAATTCACCGGTTTGTTTTATTTTATCTATGCTGTTTGTTGTAGGATTGCCGCTTAAATCGCTTTCGATCCACGTTCGCAAACCATTCTCATCAACAACTGAATAGGCAATTGACTCAAGACTAGAATCGATGTTTTCCCAGCCCTCTGATTCAAAAAAGTCAAAAACCTCACTACCAGTATAAAAATCGGACACCAGCTTTATTTTTTCAATAGCATGGCTAGTTGGCTTGCCTTTTATGTCCGATTCTAACCACGTTCGCAAGCCATTCTCATCGACTATAGCAAACGCCAGTCCACTGGCATTTTGAGATTGATATTCAATTCCTAGATTTTCAATATCGTCTTTAACCGCTGGATTAAATACCGACCATTCCCAATTGCTTCCATCAAAACCATATAAACCATTGTTCGCAACAATTGGATCATTCCAAACAAATGCCATTACATTTGAAACAGATGGATTAGGTGCCGCTATCATTTCTTGGTAAGTCTGATAGTGCAGATTATTTTCTATGAGGGAAGCAAGTGTGAAAAATCTGTCAGCTAAATAGTCACGATACGTGGATTCCAGACTTAAAAATCTATCCAGCAAGGTTTGCGCTGAACTTTTTACTGAATTAACCGCATCGACTGCATTTTGCTGTTGTCCCAATGACGGAAACGGCGCAATAGTGGCTGGTTTATTGATAACATCGGCACCATCCCAATTCGCCGTTAACGTCACCGTTCTGGCGGTATTATCAACGCTCTGTACAAATCGGGGGCGGTAGCTGTCAATCCATAGCATGCTGCTTGGTATCGCACCAAACACGCTGTCGCTGTTGTTGATTTGAAGCGTATCGCTACCTGCGGCTATAGATACGTCCTTTAGTTCGAATACGTATTCATTCATGGCGCGATATACCCCGGTGGTACGTAAATGTCGTCATAGTCTGGTTCGTCGTTGCCTGGCGACTCATAGCTGTCTGAACTTATTGAGCCAGGTGTATTGCTCGAACGATTTTGATTGAACACCGTGAGTTCACATAAAACCGATAGGGGTCGGCCCTCACCTGACGCTGAAGTCACCAAAATACGGATTTCTAATGTATCCCACGGCTCAGAACGGGTTGTGTATCGGTATATCAGGGGAACAGATGCATAGTCATGCAACGGGTTTACGCTGCCAGTAACGACTGTTACCCATTGGTTATGGCCACTGGGGTATGTAGGCCCAGTGGGATCAGATGGTTGAAACGTGTATTTAACCTCTATTTCATAATTGGAAACCGTGCTGGTACCGGCACTTTTGGTGTAAAGCACCTTTAGAAACATGTCCATGTTGTAGTAAGACAGCCGAAAGTTGCTGTGAGCTACGTTCGGTGTTACTACATAACCTGGTCCGTACAGCGTAGGCATTGTCAGAGTGCGATCAATACGGTCGTTGCTCCTGCCGCTGGCAAAGGCATAGACGGTTGGCGGGCCGGTTAGCCCTTCGTCATTCAAGATCACGCCGCTGCCAGCTTTCATGGCGCTGCTTTCAAATACGCCGGATACACGTAGGTTACCGCCTTCGAATTTATCGCCATTCTCGTCTACCCACATTTCTGCGTTAGCCTTGGTCAATGAATCAAAGTCGGGAATGCCCAGATTTAACGTTGTCGGGCCTTTCCATACCACCAAATTGTCGGGTCCAAATGGATTTTCGTAATCACGTATTTCCATTTTGGTTGCGCCAATATGAGCGGTTGCGCCGTACCAGAGGTGGCGATCGCTGGCTGCGTTGTACTGGTATGCAATGTTGCCGTTACGGCTGGCAAAAATAAGTTCGTCCATGAATAAGCGGAATGTGCTTAGGCCGCTGGTGCCGGCCAGTATTTCGATACCTGTGTAAGAACCTTCTACGGTAACGCCTAGTTGCACTTTGCCTTCCAGTTCACCGGTGCGGGTTTCTAATGCTTGGAAGTACTGGTGAATACTTAACTCATTTTGATCTGCGTCTGTGATTAACACTTCGTCAAATGCCTGGGCGAATGCAGCCCCTTCAATCCAGTCGCCTGTTTGCGGGTCTTCGTAACCAATCTGGGCATTTTTGAACGCAGTGATTTGCGCCGTTACGCTTTCGGTACCTACCAAACTTTTTATAGCGAGGATTTCGAGCGTATTAGCGGCAGCTGCGCCAGTGGCTTCGGTCACGTTATAAAGCAACGTTCCGTAGTCACCACCCAATTGGCCGGTTTGAACTGACCACAAATTTAAGTCGTTGGTGATATTAGTGATTTCAGTACCGATATTTTGAGGCCGTCCAGGCAGTGTTAACCCGGCAATCAACTCCGGAGTTACTTCCTCTGCAGATATACCCACCAAATTCGGTACCGCAAATTGCACCCACGCAGGATCAACCAGGTCACCATCAACAATCCGGTACCATACATACAATGTGCCGTTTGGCGGTGTATTAGTAACGGTTAAAACCTTGTTTAAACCACCTTCAAACGCGTTTGAAAAATTATCTGAGAAGTAATACTTCCATTCATAGGTTGATGAACTATTGGGAAGTGCGGGCCCAGTAATGATTACTCGACCAGGTAAAACCTGAATCCCTACCTGGCCGGTTGGGGTAGATGGCACAACAGTACTGAATGTGCGGCTAATCGCTTCACTGGTTTTGCCGAATGTATTCACCGCGTATACCAAGGCTGTATAGTTTCCTACTGGCAAGTTGGCGATGTTGTAGTACAGCTCCAGGGTTTCGCCTGTTTTTACAACGGTACCGGCCTGCTCGATGGTAATTACATATCTCACTACCGAGTCAGACAACGGGTGGTCCCACGTAAGCACACCCTGGCGAACACTGCTATCCGGCGTTGGCGTATACGCCAGTGTTTCTACCGGTGCTACATAGGTATTATCGATTTGGAAATTTGGGGTAGCATCGAAATCAGGCGCAGTTTGAGCCTGGTTATACATGTCTGCACTGGTTTCCTTAATCTCCAGTTCTACCTGGCCGTTGCGCTCATCCAACAGGCTCTTTTCAATCTCATAATTACCAACTAATAAGTGCTCCGGCATGTTTAAATAAACTACCGCTCCCGCCACGAAATTCGCGTAGCAGCGTTTTAACACCAATTTAATGCTGTCACCTGCAGCATTGCGTAATAGCTTAATTACACCTAACCGCTGAGCCATGCTCTCTGTTTGCGTGAATAGCAAAGGGTTGTCGTCTTCGTACTCAACACCGGCGTCACGGTTGTCAATCATGTCCTGGGAGCGTATAGGCGTGATATCAGCGTCCTGGTAAAACGCGTTTTTATCGATGAATGAGCCATTAACGATATTGAATTTTGAACTCAGAGACGTAAATGGCTCGCGGTACGGCGCTCTGGCCAAGTGATTTTCAGTGATGGTGAATATGGCTGGGCCGCGATATGCCGCCACCTGAAGGCGGTACTTGCCGCCCGTGCTCTCTATCCATTTTCCAGCGCAACTGGTTAGCAGTTGGTTCTCAACAGCCTCATGCCCGGACGACAAATTAAACACGCCATTGCAGGTGTAGCGCTTTTCTTGCGTGGTATTCCCCTGTGAGTCAGTAACAGCCTGCAGCTCATCGCATATATTCGCCTCAGCTGCTATGTTGGCCAGATCAAACAGGTCGTCGTCTAATACCACTGCACCTTTGAATTTCTTCCACCAAAAGTTAATGAGTGCAGCATTATCACTCCACTCCCAGGTTGTCTCATCGTTCAGTCTGTGAGTACCTGAACCGCCAACTGTGTCGTCCTTCCGAGGATCGTATACTTTTACGCCACGAACCTTGAATTTCAAATCCTGAACACCGTTTGGCCAGATTTTTTCGTTGATCACAAATTCACAGTAAACGTCCGTTGCGTTGGTACCTATAAACGTACTGTCGACGTTTGACATCAAACTAAGTGAACGGGCCGTGGGGCCGGTTTGATTCCCTAATCTGGCCTCAAGATAGTAACCCTCACCTGACATAGCAGAGGTTCGCTTACCATCTACCTGGTACAGCACAACTGATTCACACTTATGTGGTACCAATGCCATGTAGAAGTGTTGCCACTCCCGCTTTCCCTGCTTAACTTTTTCATATTTAATAATGCCGCCAGAAATCACGGTTTCACCCACCACCATTCTTGGTTCGGGCTTACCAATGGTCAGTTCCTGGTTACTCGATGCAGATGCGGGAACGTCAGGGATTAGCTCTTTAACTCCTGCAGCCAGCGCAGCGGTGCCTAGACCTACAGCCACCGCTGTCGCGACACCGCTAGTAAACACCCCTGCAACTGCAGAGCCAATCAAACCTGCACCAACTGCTACGGCCATTACACAACCCTCCAACCGCGCACAGCATATTGCATTGGCATATGAACTAACCCGTGCGTTCCTGGTTGAATTAGAAACCCTGACCAACACACAGCAACAGCCTGATTTAACAGACCATCCGTTTGCATTAATGCAATGTCACCACGACCCAACAATAACGGGGCAACAGGTTCCCCGAGTGATTTTGAAATCGTTGATTCCAGTTCGCCAGTGCCATAGCGTTTCAATGCAATTAGGGAGCCTCGTTCAGTTCGGTACCGACCATCAAAGGCTGCGTAGTGATTTTCTCCTGTGAGTATTTCAACGCACTTGGCGGCAAACACGCAGCAATCGAACTCACCCCATTTGAACGGGGTAGCTCTACAAGACTCGAAATACGTATGCAGCTCAGTTTCCCAGTTCTTCAATCTCATTTGAGCCTCCGGACTGGATCATTGCCACCGCTTCTACCAATACCAGAGCCAACCGCATTGCTTCCGTCATAGGAACTCAAGGGCCCGCTTTGCAACCCTTCGATGTCATCGCAGTAGCTATCTCCCGGATACAATTTGCGCCAGGCTTTGGCGCTGTATCGCAGGTAGTTTTTCGCAGCTCTGAACCGTGCACGCGCACCAACCAGGCTGAGTTGAATTTTCTTAACGGTGTCGGAATCCACACCAACATTGCCAATAAATCGGTATATGATCAGCTCAGCTGCTTCTATGCGCCGGTTTTCATCCATACAGCCCAGGTAGATTTTAACGTCACGAGCAACAGCGTTATCGCTCACAGCATCGTTTACTATTGCCAAATCAATAGTTTGCAACATCATCATTAGGTCACCGAGCTGTGAGCCCGACTGTGCGCGCTCAACTGAACCATACTGGCCAACGCCGATCCATTTGCGGTTGTCCCAATACTTCTCCCCAATTCGCGATTGAATATAAACGTGCCCGGTTGGCCAATTGATGTCTGCTAACAGCAAAAGCTTGTTTGGGTCATCGCTACTCATTGCGGCGAGTAATGTAGGATTGCTAATCACGTAAACTCTCCCTGAATTTAAAACTAAAATCAGTGAGTACGGCTTTACCTGCAGAAGGCTCTGGGACAGTCTGCCCTGGGTATAGCATGCATTTGCACATAGGGTCGTTCGTGATCAATGCATCGCCATCGGATGGTATGAAACGAATATCAGGAACAAACTTCAGGCTGGCTAACCCTGAGCCGTCAACGGTAATGGTTTCTGTTAGCTCATGCAGATAGTCACCGAGTTGAAAACGGTCGCCTTCCAAAAGGGTCTGGTTAGGTAATAAACCGCGCACATTCAGCAAGGTGCCATCTTGGTTATCACCGTCTACAACGGGTGAACCAGTCCAGGCTGAACGTTGTTTATGTGCATAGTCCTTGAACCAGAAATCGTGCTCAGGCCCCTTCAGACGATTTAAGAAAGACCGCATGGTCACTGCCTGGTCATAGTTAAGATTTTTATATGCCAGTACGCCGTCCCAAAAGAGGTCGCCAGAGTCCACAATTACCCTGGCATTAAACTTATTCTCAGTCAGAGTCGACGTGTCTTTAGGCGTAAACCGACTGCTGGCTGGGGCCTTATCTGAAAATAGCGGGTAAATCATTAGGCTACCCTCGCTGCAGAGTAAAATTCGCCGGTACCGGTTTTCAGTTCCCGAATGAGATCTTGTTTTATCTGGGCATATAGTTGCATTGCATAACCTTCAATCTGCTCCAGCGAGTTATCGCTCCCATCGGTAGAGAACACCGGGGAATAATTGAAATAGACAACGTTTCCGGCACTCGCTTTACCACTGTTAATGGTGTCAACAGCTTGCGTTAACGCAACGTTCTGACGTGGGCTAACGATACGTTCACCACGTTGAATCAGTGCCGTTTGTTCATTGGCAACGTAGTCAACACCACCGTGATATGCCGCGCTGTATTGTTGATTCTTAATGGTGGCAACCTGGTTAATACCGAATGCAATTGCAGCAGCTGCTGCCGCTGCGCCTAACGCCGGTCCAACAACGGGTATTTGAGCGAGGGCAGTGTATGCGCCAGTTGCCATTTCATAGGTATTGATAACGGCTTTCGCGATGCTAAAAGCTTTATACATGGCAAAGGCTTTCTTGCTCTGGCCAGCCATTTGTTTGAAGCCGTATTCACCGATAGCTAGAACGGCATCGGTTTTTTCCAGTTCGTTTTTACGTTCCCATTCGTTCTTACTGAATAACAACTGCTGTATTTGGCCAGTTCGTCGAGTTTCAGCCTGCAGCAATGCTTCAGCACGAGCGTGGTCGTCTTTTTCTTTTTGATTCGCAAAACCCTGAGCCTGCAGAATGAGCTGTTCATTTCGTTTGTCGGCAGCAGCTTTCTGAAGCTGGTACTGCAAAAGCGCTTTACGGTCTTCAAAGCCCTGAATTTCAGCCAATTGTTGCTCATGCGCAACTCGCATAGCGTTAAGCTCTGCGTTATACATGTCGTTTTGGCGGCGCGCCTCTTCAGCTGCTGCCCGTGCCCGGACTTCGCTAATATCCTGATCACGCTGTAGCTCTAACCGGGTCGAAAGGTCGTTGTATTTTTGTTGGCTTACACCACCTTGTTCATATGCTTTGTCCAGCATTTGCTGGCGTTTAACATAGCTGGCATTAATACGGCCTTCCTGACCATCCAGAAAGGTTTCAAGATCCGAAACCTGTTTCGAATAATCAACTGCTGCAGGAGAATTTGACTCTTCCTCAACAGGCAACCATTCTCCGGGCAATGTTGCATTAAACAGTTTGGCTTTGGTTTCCGCTAAGGTATTAAGCTGCTTTTCGGCCTTTTCGATTTCAACCTTCAGCTCTTTGATACGTGCTGTATCTTGCAGCTCTTTGTTTGGGTCACCTTCACCAAACATTCGTTTATTGAGAATGCGGTTTACTGGGTCTTCAAGCTTTCTGAGTTCCGCCTGCGCATTCAAAAGGGACTGACGAAACTTCTGTTCTTGTGACGTAATATTCAGGATTTCGTATTTACGACCTGTTTGATCAAGCTCTTTATATTTAGCAATGAGGTCCGTAACGTCCTGCGTTAACTCTTGCGTTTCAAAAGAGGCATCGTTTGCAGATAATGCGAAATAACCCAACGTTAGCGCTGCTGTCATGGCGATACCCGCAGGGCCACCAAGGATAGCCTTAGCAGCCGTTAGTGCACGGGTACTAATTGTGGCCGCACTGGCAGCTGCTGCGTACGTTGTTGTTGCAGTGGCTGCGGCTCTTTCAGCGGCTGCCAGTCGCACGTTGCTCGCAGCAAGATTATTAACCGCTGCTGCTCTGGTGGCATCGTTTTTTGCTGCGGCTAACTGGCGCACTGCACCTTGCTGCAGTTGTTGAGCATAATGAAGTTGGGTGTTAGCGGCTGTGAGCGTGCTGGCAGCAGTGCGTTGATTTGCAGCTAACTGTGCATTGGATGCGGCCACATCTGCAATTTTCTGACTAATAACGGTGGCAATTGAGCCTGTTAATCGGCCTGCATACACTGCAGCAACAATACCAGCCGCAACAGCTAAATCGTCCAGCACATCAACGTTATCACCGAGCGTTTCCAGCGCTGACGTTGCGGTAGTTACCAATGGCACAATGGCTGAATTAATTGGAGCCGAAAGACGTTTTGCCAGATTGTCGTATTCAGACAAGAAGTCATTGAATGCAGCTGACATCGTGTTCGCCGCACCCTCAGCGGCTCCTTCATAGTCCTTTAACGCCGTAATTAACGTGCGTTTAAACATTTGGCTGGTAACTTCACCATCCACTACCATTCTGCGGAAGCCGCCACTGGCAACCCCAGCCGCTTTATCCAGAGCTTGTAATAAGCCTGGTAATGGTTCAACTACCTGGTTTAGTTCCTGGGCCTGAACGCGGCCCTGGGTGAATGCCTGAGTCATACCGTACATGGCCTGGCTAACCTGCACGTTACTCGCACCGAGTGTGCGAGCTACGTTGGTCATTCCTTCCAATATTTCACGGGATTCAGTAGCGGTTAATGTCCGTTGACGCTCCAGCACTAACAAGCGTGTGTAGCTGTCGGCCAGTACCGAATAACGCACATTTAAACGATCAGCAGCTTCCTCTAAATACCGTTGTGCCTCGGCATTTTGCGAGGCGCTGGTAGTGAGGTTCTCTAGCCGCAATTGCAGCATTTCGGCATCGGATGCAGCGCGGATAAAGTTAATGCCGGCTGCGCCGGCAGCGTACAGACTCACCGCGCCGGCAAGCGCTCGATAACTACCAGCCAAGGCAGTATTTTGAGCCGCTGCAGTGGCACTGGCGCGCCCCTGGGTATAGGTGGCTTGCTGCAGGCGGTTAATATCGGCAGCGTTACGCGCAGCACCGGCGCTCACGTCCTTGCCGTTATAACCAATCCGTAATGCTACGTTATAATTTGCCATCTACACCGATTCTCGTAAACATTGCTCAAGGTGCTGCACTTTAAAAAAGTCGTCACCTTCAACGATTAATCCCAGTTTTTTCCAGCACACATCGGCGCGGTGATAGTCCAGAGCGTATTTGCGGTTTTTGTTATCCAACACCCACTGCGTTTGCACCGTAGTAAAAGCTTTGAATGCCAGCCAGTTATCGGGATGAACTTCTACATCAGTTTCTGGTTTCACCAGGTCTTTGAGGTCTCCCCCAAAGAATTCCCAGTCGTCCTCCAGCTCTTTGCTGTTTTGATTTCCTCCGGTTGCCCAGGCTTCGGCAACCTCTGTTAATTTTTTATGGCCGCATCAAATTGAGCGTTGAGTGCTTCCGATGCAACACCGCCTGCTGCAGCTGGCGGCAGCACTCCGGATTCCAGATCAGCAACAAATCCTTCAAAGCCCAGTTCTTTGCCTTTTTCGTCCTGATACCCACGCATGGCAGACACGAAACCTTTCACCGTTTCGACGTCAGAGCCTTTGGCGATAACGGCCTCACCGTCTGCTTTCGACATAACACGCACATCAATTTCAACCGTGTTATCGCCAAACAAAGTTACCGTGCGAGTTACAATCCAGTTTTTTAATTCGCTGCGTTTAAACGCCATAAGTCACCTATGTAAATAAAAGGGAAATTTCATCGTTACCAGCATCTGGCAACAGCTTAAGATCAATGTCATAGCCAACGTTGTTGTTATCCAGGTTGGTGTACGACGGCTTTAACACCTGCACGCGGGGGCAATTAATCGTGCAAATATTGCCTGCCACTGCACCATGCGTAACGGCCAGAATACCGTGTTGACGGTTACTGTGACGGGCAAAGAAGTTGATGACATCGAGCGTAGGGGCTTCAATTTGAATTTTGCCACTGCCGTCGCGATCAGAATAAATAATGGTTTCATCTACCAGGCTTTGGTCATACACCGCTTCGTTGCCCGGATTCAGGCTTAACGAGTAAGGGCGCACAGCTTGGCCATGCAGCGTTACTGCAGACGTTCGACCTGGGCCTGTAGGCACAAATCCTAACCAGGGAGCATTGTTAACAGACGGCAGGCTATCTGCAGTATGCGTTGGCTCAGCCCACAATCCTTTAAAGGTAAACTCCAACATTGGAATACCCTTTTCCAGAATGAGGCTCACGCCACCACGTGCACCGTTAATCGCGTGTAGGTTGTTTCCAATTCGGAATTCCATGGCTAACGAACTGCCAAAATCAGATGCCAGGGTGTATGCAACGCTTACACCTGCATCTACCGTTTCAGTAAAACGACTGGCTCGCAGTAGCGGCCCGAAGGGTGGCGCGGTACCTACCGTTCCTGAGCCGAACAAATGCACACGCGTGGTAAACGTTACGTGTTCACCAAATGGAATGTCTTCATACGCACCTTCACCAAATCGCACTGATTCATCTGTGATATTTTCATTTTCGAATGCAATCGATGGCTCGGTGATTCGAATATAGTTTGATGCATCCAGGGTAGTTGCCGGGCCAGCACCGTAAGTGCTCTCTACGCCAACTAAAAGTAGTCTGTCACGGAAACGCATTACGCTTTCTCCTTAGTACCTTTAGTACTTTTTTCTTCAGCCTCAACCGGGGTAACTTTTTCGCCGTCAAGCTTGTACTGTCCACCCGGCAAACCTGCTGCCACGGCTTTTTTTAGCGCGGCTGGCAATTCCGGGTGTTTAAATGGTTTCTTGGTAGTCATGGATATGTCCTTACATTGGTTACCACGGTGCATGTGGTTTTGAACTGCAGTTGATACACCACATTTTGAGTCTCTTTGTTCACTTCAATTAAGCGGCCTGCCTGAAACGTTATAGGTGCGAAAGGTTCAACCATCAGGCCAATCAAAGTGGTTTTTACCTGGTTTCGCCATGTCAGAAGTTCGTTACCCGCCACGCTCCCGGAGCTATTGCCGGAAGCTCGAAATACCCCCACTACAGCAAATTGTTCCATGCTGTATTGTGAAACATCGATACCGCCGATTTCGTCGAAGTCGTGGGCTTCTTCGTCCAGGGGCAGCACAAACGTGGTGTTACGCTGTACAGCACTACGGAGCAGCGCAGGCATACTCATAGCGGGTTTAACGTTAAATCCAGCGGTTTTTAAAACCGTTTCAATCACGTTTAAATCAAGGTTATAAACAGGCGTACTCATTTCTGAAACCAACTATCTACCCAGCGCAGACAAATCTTGTCGATGCGCGATTGCTGTACAGGCGCTATGCCGATGATTTCCCGCTTGGGAATCGTTACCCGCTTACCGCGCCCAGCCTTGCCACCAAATTGATGTATAGCGGCGTATTTCTCGGTTAGTCCGTGAACCAGGTTCTGCGCTCGCACTTCGTGTGTAACGCTTTTGCTCAGTATCGAGGTGTCTACCAGGGTTTTGCCGTTTTCGGCTTCGGCCCGTTGCGATACCAGCCATTTACTGCCGTCCGGTGCTTTACCTTCATAAAACCGTTTGGCCACATCGCTATCGAGGTAACTGCCTATTTCGTCCAGCATGGCCGTAGGCTGCTGGGAAAACGTGCCTACCTGGTTAAATACCGATAAAACATCATCACCCGATAGGTTAATCTCGATAAACGTAGCGCTCACAGGCCGTACCCGCCCCAATCAAAACGGCTATTGCCACTGCCCACTTCAATTCGTGTATCGCTTGGCTTAGCCGGGTCTTCAGTACCCAGGCTTAATGCACCGCTGCTAATGTCTCGCAGCTGCGCCATGGCGGCTTTGTGGTTGTTTCTGGTGTCTTCGTCGGTTGTTACCATTAATTCGTACTTCACCAGCACCAGGGCGATATCAGGCAGCGGGCTGTTATCAATCTGGCTTTGCGACAGGCCATTGGGGTAACGCTTCGCCACATAGCCGTTTATCAGCCGGGTGGCAGCGTCAATCGCCAACGCAACACGATCTAATGCCGCTTGTGCAACGGCCACATCTTCAGTGGTAAAACTGCTGGTATCCTCGCTATTGGCCAAGGCGACCAGGATCAGAGTGTTAATGTCACCCTCAACCCGACCAGCCAGAATGTTGCCAAGCTCATAGGTACCAATGCGCTCGATAACCGCTACCGAGGTGATCACTATTCAGCGTCCTTTGCCTGGAATGCCGTCCAGGCTTCGTTACGCATATCCGCGCTCACATCAAAGCCCACCGCGTCCGTTAGTGCTTCAACCAGGGGTAAGCCGCTGCCGGTTAGATTGGCTTTATCCTCGATAACATCGGGGATAACCGCCAGTAGCTGCTCAAGTTCTGATAATACCGGCGCGACTGGCTCAGTTTTGACGTCAGGCGCTTTAATGGCTTTTATTTCCAATAAAGGCGCGGCGTCCTTGCCACTCAGGCTAATGGGTGCACCAGGTAGATACTTTTTCTGGTTATGGCTAACCGGCTCTACGCACTCATATTCGGTTAAATCTGTTGTCTCGCTCATGTCAGGCTCCTGTAAAGGGCCAACTCCGTGGCCCATGGTCGTCCCTGCTTCGCTCTCAGGTGGTTATAGGGTTAAGAATTCGCTACAGCGTTCTTAATTAAGAAGCCAGACGAAATGCCGGTGAGCAGAGGCTGGCGCTCGTATTCAACACCCGCAATCCAGCTCTTAGTGGCTTTGTCGTACCACATAGGCTCAACCAGCGGCTGACCATTCAGTACGTAGGTGTAACCGTATGACGGCATGGCACGAGACGTGATCACGGTAGGTACGTACGCCAGAATCACGTCCAGTCCCCATAGGTCTTCAAAAGCGTCATCTGCATCAACCACCATGGATTGTCCGATCACGATTTTTTCAATTTCAAATAGCTGTCGGTAATGCTCAAGTGTCAGCATTTTCAGGTCGTTATTGCTCATGCGAGCCAACAACTTAGGGTGATGTTTCAGCGTTTCATGGACTTTGGCTGGAATGACCATTTTATTGGGGTACGAACCAATTTGTGCGCGCACGGCTTCTTTGTAATCTGACACGTCTTTCAGCGGGTCTGAGTTGTCGTAGTTGCTCCACTGAGAGGTGCCAGACAACGTCACTTTGTTGTTGGTACCGTAGTTATTGGCATCACGTGCCAGGTTGGCCTGCTCAAATTCCAGGTTGTTCTGTTCAACCTGCATGACGGTTTCAACCGACTGGCGCTTAAAATCAATGCCAGGCGTACTTGCCTGGTCTCGCAGCCATTCGCGGGGGATTTGCGCGTCCAGGGCGTTATTGGTCAGGCTGTAGTTGCCTTTATCAAAACCCACTTTAATGCGTTTGGTGTTTTCACCCGGTGCGCGGCGAGTATTGATCAACTGAAAGGCTGATTTATCAAACTGAATGATTTTACCGCTGGCCTCGTCTACTGAAACCCGAGGAAACAGCTCGAAACCAATTAAACCCGGAGCCATGAAGCCCAGCGCGATTTTACTTAAAACTTTGTCGGTACGAATTGAAGTGCGATCCATTTCGTTGCTCCTTATGTGTTAGCCGGAATGAGTAACGCGGTAAAAATTGAACCATCGCCACTTGCAGCAGAAAGCGCACGCCCCACCACCTTCCCAGATGTTCTTGTAATAAACTTGCCGTCGGTACCGACTTCCAGTAGGGCATCGGCTGCAATAGCTGCACCGGCTTCACACGGCACGGTACCCAGCACATCAACCGCAGCTTGTTCGCCCACAGACGCGGGGTTGTAGCTAACGCCAAACATGTGCGAGCCTGCCGCCGCGTAGTTGCCGTCAGCGCCGACCGCTCGACATTGGGCTAATGCTGCAGCGGCTTGTACACTGATTGTTAAAAGCGCAACACGCGCTTTGTTTAAGTAATTTGCCATGGTTATGCTCCTTGACTTACGGCGATTACGGCATCTGCGTAGCTAACACCATGCGCCTTTGAATATTCTTCGGCTTTTTCGTCCAGGTCTTTGTCATGCGCCAATTCTGGATCGTCACCCATTGGCGACTTAGCACCCAGCGAACCGACAAACGCCTTAGCGAAGTCGTATTGACTTTGCTCTACAGTCTCGCTGTCAGATTTGCTGAAGCTAAACGTCTGCGCGTTGTCACCTTGTTGAAGGCTGGCCATAAATTCGGCCAGTCCAGCTGCATTAGCCGGGGTTAAGTGGCCCGCTGCAATCTGTGTGTCTACCACGGCCTTACAATCGGCCACACGCGCTGCAAAGGCTTGTTCTTCCAGGGTCTTTTCGGCGTTGTCTGCGCGAGACTTTTCAGCACTCAGTTGACTGCTAAAGCTGGCCTCGGCGTCATCTTTCGCCTGTTGAATGGCAGCATCAAGCTGCTCCTGAGTGTATGTAGTCACTGCAGGCTCCTCAGTTTTGGGTTTAGAAAATTCGGGGGCAAAGGGGTCGTGTTCATTTTCGTTAACCTCTTTGCGGGTTAACGCATCGCGCAGCCAGTTGATATTCCAGCGAGGCAGCACGCGATCAGCTTCCTCTTCAGAAAACTTATCAATGATGAAATCACGCAGGTCGGAGAACATGTCCAGCACACTGCGCTGCTGTTCAATCTCCATACTGAATTCAATGGTTTCATTCGGCTCGGCACTAAATTCAACGGTTTCCGTTGGATTGGTGTCCGCACCATTGAATTGCCAGCCTAAGCCCTCCAGGGCAGGTTCAACTGCGCCCAGGTAACCTATGTGACGCAGAGATAAACCTTTATCAGTTCTTTCCAGGCTAATGCTGCGATTGGGGAATGACTTGGCCGCAACGGCCTTAGCAAAGTCTACGTTAACGTTATCGGCGGTGACCTCCAGACGGTCATCGTCGGTTAGCCGCACACCGGTTACCCAACCCAATGCTGGGGCATTGGTTTTAGGGTGGCCAATCACCAGCGGGGCTTTGTTAGGGGCAAAGTTATCTACTACCTGCTGCAAGTCTGCGCGGCTGTAGCTCCGAGTTTTACCCTGGTTATCGGTGTGCTCACCGGCAAAGAAAACATCATGCCAGGGAAACTCCGTAACGGTAGTCATAGCATCTGCCACAACTTCGCTTATGGGTAATTTTTTGAATGTTGGGGTTTTCGTTTTCATGTAGCCATGATGGCCCGAGAAAACAAGTATTGCCGCCCGAAGAAATCTCCGGGGGAAGGTGATAACTGCCTTTTAATAACCTAACTGGGCAGGTCAGGAATTTCAATGAATTTTTTACTGACCTTGGACATGTGTGACCACGTTGCCCCTGGTTTGCCCAGGGGCCTTTTTACCTTCCAAATTGCGAGAGCCACTATGAAAACAGTGTGGGTACTACAACAGTTCACCTCCCGGTATTTCGATTTAACACAACCACATTACCTGGTTAAACTGACTCAACGAGAGCGACCGATTTACACCCTTGACGCTAACGAAGCCTACCAATTCAAGTCTGAACGAGACGCCAACGCAATACTTACCTTTGATCTGAAGCATGAAGGGTGGGCTGCACGCCAGGTAACATTACCCAATAGTCAGTTGCACTAGCATGCAGCCTGGCAACCCGCCCCAGGACTTAGCAGCTGAGCAGGCAATATTAGCTGAGCTGCTTTGCACTGAACTCCCCGACGACCTCCTGGACGGCCTAACACCCGACATATTCTATTACTCCGCTCACCGCTACATATTCGCCACAATTCGCTACTTGCATCAAAACAATGCCCCAATCGATGTGCTAACGGTTGCAGATTACCTAGCACAGCGCTCGCTACTCGAAAAGGCCGGTGACAAGTCCTACCTGGACGAGCTGGCGCGTAATCGCATAAACAGCGCAATGGCACATACAGCAAAAGAGCGGGTTAGTATGTTAGCTACGCAGCGCCAGTTAATTGCAACCGCTCACAAAATCAAAGATGCCTGCTACCACAATGACGGGCACACGGCTGCAGACATTCTGGAGCGCGCAGAAACCGCACTATTTAACCTACGCAATGCCCAGCATGAGGCCACAAAAGTACAAAGCGTAGGCCAATTAACACTCAGCATCGCCGACAAACTGCAGGCAATAGCAGAAGGTCGGGGCCCGGCAAAAGGGCTCACAACCGGGTTTGATGAACTGGATAACCTGATCCATGAACTGTCTCCGGGGGATTTGATTCTATTAGCTGCCAGGCCATCTATGGGGAAAACCACCTTTGCAATGAACCTGGTTGAGCATGCAATGATGCAAAGTACCGCACCGGTAATTGTTTACAGCCTGGAAATGCCTTCAGAACAAATCATGATGCGCTTATGGGCGTCGATGGCGCGTGTGAATTTAACGAAGATCCGCAATGCAAAACTAGACGATGACGAATGGGCCACAATTGCCAGCGTAATTAATACACTCAAAGCACGCGGCAATTTGTTTATTGATGACGCAGCGGCCTTAACCACATCAGACATCCGCACTCGCACCCGCAATATAATTCGCAAACACGGCAAGCCCAGCATGATCATGGTGGACTACCTTCAGCTGATGCGTGTGCCGTCGATGGCAGGCAATCGCACACAGGAAATAGCAGAAATATCCAGATCCCTAAAAGCCCTGGGGAAGGAGCTTGGCGTGCCAGTGGTAGCACTTTCACAACTCAACCGCACCCTTGAGAACCGGCAGGACAAGCGCCCCATTAATTCCGACCTTCGGGAGTCAGGCTCCTTAGAGCAGGATGCAGACATCATTATGTTTTTGTACAGAGACGAAGTGTACAACCCTGACACAGAAGCCCAGGGAGAGGCTGAGGTGATAATAGGAAAGCAGAGGAACGGGCCCACTGGAACAGCCCGACTTCTATTTCAGGGAGAGTTTTCAACATTCTCTAACAAAACCCTCCTTTAAAATGTTTTAAAACCGTTTTAAAAACGCCTACAAGCGACTTTCACCACGCCAGACGATAAACGCTACCACTCAAATACCAAAAAAGCCCGTGACGGGCTTTTGAGGGCTTCTTACAAAAAAGGTATTTAAAGGGATAAGACTAAGGCTACGAGTCGTCATCCTTCCGTGAGTCTTCACCGATAAAATCAAACCAGTCATTTAAGCTTGTTTTTATTAACAACAAAGAAGCTACTAAGACACACAGCGCAAACACAGAAACCCATATTGCAGCATAAACAAACCACTGAATTCCGATAAGACCGATGGATAGCTGAGCAATGGCTGCGCCAATAGTGGCGAGTACAGACCAAAATAAAAAGTCACTTAAATTTCTTAGTGGGGCGTAAATCTGCAATGAACTATCGAGCTTCCGTAGTTTCTCAAACCTCTTTATATACTGAGGACGGTCATACACATTTTCTTTTAGTTTTATAAGTATGAATGTTTTTAGTGATAATAAAAAACCACCAACAGTTAAGAATCCAGCAAACAAATTACCCCTCAGGTTTTCTTCGTAGAATTTAACAAACTTCGGTATATCCGTTACGTAACAATGCACAGCACCTATCGTGATAGTAGCTAGCAATGCACATAGGAGAAACCGTATTCTCATCTTATTGAAGCCTCAAATATTTCATCATGTTCAATACATATTTCAATTAACTTTTCCGTAACCCAACTACTCGCGAAGTCACTAACCTCAAGTTCACTAATATGAGAGGCTAATTCATCATAGTCATATTCACCAAAATTATCCGGTTGGTTCTGAATCCGAATAATTCGATCAATTCCGTCACCATCGGTTGCAAAAACTTTTCCTTGCTCAGCTTCATCCTGGCCTATTGCCTGTTCAACTGAACTCACAACTGCCTCTAGCACCCCTGAAAATGGTGCACTTGTTGAAAAACTAAACTTTTTTCGTTGCTTGCGAACATATCCAGAAAGTTGGCTAAAGTATCTTGCTTCAGGCTCCAGATATGCAAAATCAAACTCCAAAGACTTAATTTTTTCCATTTCGGATAGCAAGCTCGGTAGGCTTTCCCTACTAATCAAAACTTGCCACTTAAAAGTACCTTTATATTGCCTGCCAGCCGCTTTTGTGGCTGCGCCTTCGCTTTTTCCGCTTTCAAGCACTTCGACTTTCTTGGCCTCTTTCCTAACCTCTTTTAAGCGTAAGAACTTTTTCTTCATGCTTCGCATTGCCTGCCCGATACTACAGGATTGGTGATAGTGCTGATATAGACCAACACCCGAAGCTTTGTTGATCACAAAAAAATTAAAATCCATAATTCTGGAGTCGTCTTCAAGGCTATTTACCTGAATTTTAAATGCTCCTGAATTTTCTTTTAACTCGCAAAATGTGCGTTGATTTTTGACTGTAACAACTAAACCGAGGTAATAATCATCGTTGGAAGTATCGTCGATAAACATAAACCTACCAATATCGTCGGCACTTTCGAAGTTAGCGTAATCAGAAGCCATGGAGGCCATTAGTTCAGATAGTGGCAGCGAATCAGGAACTTCAATAGAAAAGCCTACAAATCTAACAAGCATAATTATTCCTTTTCAACTTGCGAAACGATTTCAGCCAGCGTGGAAATCAAATTAGATTTTAATTCACTGGCCAGGAAGGTATGCGGGGCGTTGTCAGCAACACGTTGGATCACTTCATCGCGAATTACATTGAGGTGTAACCCTTTGTCTTGAAGCGTGGCATAGGTGGTATAGATGATTTGCTCTAGTACACTAACTTCGTCGTCAGTTCCCATAAATAAACTCCCTTTTATCACTGAAAATTACTGTAGCTGATTATTTTTTCTCTGTCTCTGACCAGAGGATATCCCAGTCTGACAAGTGAACATTGCACTGCATTCCATAAATTCTGTCATAGTTACTTATGAGTTCGATCTTTCCTGTATATTCAACTAGCTGCCCCTTTCTAAAACCAAGCACATAGTCATCGTAGTTCTGGTTGTATAGATAGACTACTCGACTGAAATCAATAAACCCGTAACTAGACGTTGTTCCCATGTCAATGAAGAGTGAAATGGTATCGTCATAACTGAGATCAACATTCCGAATAGTACCTCTCCAGGTAACGTATTTACCTTTAAGTTCTCGCTTAAGAAGCGTAAATTGAGCCGATGTACTTTCTCTGCATGCTTTCTCTAGTTCTTTATATTTAATCCAAATATGCTTTTTTTCTTCGGGCTGAACTAGTGGCTGTTGGCTGTTCGATTGGCATCCAACAAGACTTAAAAAAAATGCCAGCGCTAAGATCTGTTTAATCATAACGCAATCCAATCGAGTTCGTAGCTGGCCGAAGGTGGGGGTTTCGTACCGTTAGTGAATGGCATTACATTAGCAGCGAAAAGTACGATTAAAGCGAAAATAGATTTTTTGTAATTCACATGCCCTCCTTGGCAACAGAGCCTTATTTCTTGAGCGAAGCCACCCAATCATAAGTTTGTTGAAGTTGCTCATCGGTGAGTTCGGTTAATGAACTACAACCGAAGTTAAATTCCAAATACCATTCTTTATCTTCAACACGCTCCAATTCTTTCAATCTTGCATAGATGAAACCATAACGGCTTCTACGCCATGATGGAGATTGGCGAGATGATTTTGCACGTCTAAGCCTGCCAAGCGACTGGCGCAAGTGGATTTCTACTTCTGGGTATTTTACCTGCTCGATGAATTTGTATGAGGAGAATTTGAATTTACGCTTTAAAGCAGACCATACAGCAGCATGATTACGAGGCTTTGCTTTGGAAACCTTTTCAGCCTTAACGATATCATCAACTAGGCCCCTGATAACGTATTGCTGTTCACTGGTAATATGATGGCTACCAGGCATTACATTAGGTTTCACAATCACTTCTTGGTTTGTAACATTGATATGATTAGTACCAATAGACACAATGTTACCTGTACCTGATGTGGTTACGCTTTGAGGGATAGAAGAACTTCCCTCACTTTCCGAAAAGTTCTCTTTAAAGAGTTGCGTAACCTTACTTTCAAAATCGTCCATAATTCACTCCATACTACGTGAAAACTACATATTAAAAACCTGCTGCTGTTACAAAAGGCAAAACGTTAGACGCAGTTACTTTTTGTTGTGATTCTTGTTCGAGTTCCAGTAGCCCGGCAATTATGCGGGCTTTACCTTTGGGGCTAACATTTCTGCCATGCTCAATTAATAAAGACTCAATAAGCTCGACAATATCGGCTACACGTTTAGTGTTGACTGAACGATTGCCTGTGACTACATAGCCAATATCAACACCTTGTCTACTTAACATTTCGAGCTGGAAGGCATTTGGGGCAGTACTACCTTTCTCCCAATCAATGAGAGTACGCCTCTTAGCGCCTGCTAATTCAGCAAAATCTACCTGATTAAACCCTAGTTTTTCTCTTTCAGATTTAATCCTTTCTCCAATCATGTGCAAATTCCCGCACAATAATGCTTTACAAGTGCAGATTTCTGCACTAAGTTAAACATGAACATTAACAAAACGCTTTTAGATATCCCGCCAAGGTTCACTAAAAGCACCACACGCAAGGTAAACATACTATGACCCCGAAAGAAATTAAAGCGGAATTAAAAGCCCGTGGATTTTCCATCAAAATGCTGGCCGAAATTTTAGGCAAAAGCGATGCTGCTGTTGGCCAGGTCATCAATAAAACCTCCTATTCTCGTGAAATTGCCGAAGCGGTATGCAAAGCCATTGATGCTGAACTACTAGATGTATTTCACGATGTGGAGCCGTACCGCCAATCCAAAGCCCAATTGCGTGAGCAAAAAAAGCAAGAGCTTGCTCAACTGTTAAGCGCATAAGGGGAACTGACATGATCACTACTCGCTCTCTCATTTTAACGCCGGTACCCACCGATATAGGTTTGCAAGCTGCTCAACGGCCAGATGTTCTATATTTCCTGAAACAGCAATCCCTCGTTGTGCCTGTAAGCGTTCTGCGCGAAGCGCAAGAAGCAAAAGACCCAACCACACTAAGTGACGCCGATTGGGCATTGCACGCAGTGTGTCACGAGTATCTGGGTCATCCGATAAGCACCATTCCACTGCAGGTAAAGGCGGCAATCGCAAAAGAAGTGACCGTACCCCAACAGCCTTCACTTCCTGCTGCAATAGCTCAATGTCTTGTAGCGTTAAAACACTACCTAGTAATGGCCGTTCAACGGTCTTACACAAAGCCTGGTACACAAGTTCTCTCCACCGATTCAAAAACAACATTAATGCTAGGAGAGTCTGGTACGCCCGTCACTGGTAAAGCTTCAACGGATTTTTACCGGTAACCCGGTGGAGGCATAACACATGTTCAATTCTAAAGAGCAAATTAACTGCAGTAAGCAAGTTGCAAATGCGTGGCGCGAGTCGCACGTGTGCGACTGGAACAAAAGCGGCGCGGTAATTACGTATATGGGCAATGTGTCCGGCTGGATTGATGCAGTGCGCAACCCGGAAGACTTCTGCCCTGGTTGCCTGGCTTTCACTGCTAATGGTGAGGTTTGGGAAACCGTTGGTGGAAACGACCAGCAAGGCGCTAACGCATGGAGACGTATCTCCTCTGAGGTTGGAGGTGAAGCATGACCCAGCGCGATTTATTAGACCAGCTCGACCTGGACCTACTGAACACTGAAAACGCACCCAGCCTCGATTTAGAGCTGGATGTAATTGCCATTATCAAACAATGCGAACGTAACAGCGGCCTCGGCCGTGACCGGTTTCTGGATCGCATTAACTTATGCCTTCGAGACACCGGGCAACGAGTAACGAAGATTCAATTAAATAAATGGCTATCACCCAGCCAGGAGAACTGCGTACCGGCCTGGGTCATGCCTGCTATTTGCTGGGCACTTCAATCAATTGAGCCTATGACCGCACTACTCAATCCTCTGGGCTTTAAACCGGCTGATATGCGAGCCGACCTGCTACGCCAAAAAGCCGAACTGGATGTAAGCAATAAAATGCGCCAGCAGGAATCCAAAGACTTAGAACGGGCACTTCAGCAAATTATGATAAGAAGGAGATAAGCCATGACTTTCTCAATACAGGGATTAGACGACACACCATGCATGTGCATAGACATGCATCATATTAAGGAATTTTGTTTGCTACCCCGTGCTATTTTGCTCGACAACAACGAGCTGGAAGCCGCACGAAAAGTCTGTGCACAGGCGATATTAGGAAGAATGATTTCAAGTGGCCACCATTCTATGTGCCACATTATTAGCGACACTTTCAAACAGCAATGTGTAGCAATGCACGACCGCTTTTATGCAATTGCCGCAACGCTCAGTGCAGCCTGGAATATTTGTGGCGCGGGCACAGGGCAATGGCAAAACATAAGCCTTTATCGCACGTTACGCCTTTGCGGTGAACGCGATTTCAGAATCGAAGCGCTCAGCATTTTCGATATTGAAGCCTTGTTTACCATGCCTTTAAACGAGTTTGAAACGGCGTTAAAACAGTATGACGTATGGCTGGAGGCAAGCAATGACTAAGCCTGCAGCACCAGTTAACACCATTATGCACCAGCTGATTACAAAGCTGGGAGAAGAAGAGTTTACATTACCAGCCGAGCAAAACGAGCTATGGGCCATTGTAGAAAACAGCGAGGTATATGCCTGCCTGTACCACGTTAAAGCTGGCCTGGCGTATAAAGCACTAAAAGAGCAGTTGCCGCATGGTGAGTTTGATTCAGAGTTAAAAAAACGTGGAATTCAAGTAAGAATTGCTCAGCAACGGATTGCCGTTGCTGACCTGATTCTGAATTGTCCAGCTCTAAATACGAAGACGTCTTCGTATTTGCCATCTGAAGATTTAAATCGCTCGACGTCGAGCGAATTAGAAATTGATGCAAACATCACCCTTGAATCATTCAGCTTTAGCCAACTAAACGAACTCACCCGTCTCCCGGAAGAAAAGATCAAATCACTGCAGCCAGAAGAACTGCAGGAACTAAGCAAAATGCCCGTGCGCGCCCTTAAAACAGCGGTAAAACAAATGAACCTGGACTTTGAAAGCGAAAGCAAACTTGAAGCCCAGAATGCCAATTTGAAGAAGCAGCTTGAAGAGCTGCAAATACAGCACGCCGACGCGATTAACGAAATGAATCGCGAAAAAATAACCAAGGCACCTGAGAAGATTTACGGACTCATGCCACTGGTCGCTATGATCCGCCAGGAAGCCCCATCAGTGAGCCAGGAGCTTCACGAACACGGCCTGAGCGCGGTTAACCTGGTAGAGCGGCTGATTGCCCCTAACCTAGACTACGCACAAGCTAAAATGGCTGCACAAGCGCTGTATCACTTTATAGCCGCGCCATACAAACAAATTGGCTTGGCCATAAGTCGCCTGGAAGAGCATTTTGGCGATGACTTAACCGGCGTTGATGCCGAGTTACCTACCTATAGTGAAGCAGAATGGGAAGAGGCCGAAAACAAACGCCAAACCATTATTTTGCTGCACAACGATGCTACCAAACCTCGTAAAAAACGGGGGCGTAAATAATGCATCCTGCTGTTCACCAATTTAACCAAATCGTAGAGCAGGTTATTCACGACAGTGACCCTTGGTCACGCGCAACCGAAAAAGCTCGCTCTATTGCCAGCAAACGCATGCACATGGTTACCGCTGTTCAAAAAGCGGCAACCACAATGACCATGCAAGCGGCACTGGCACACGTTATTCAGCAGTGTGAACACAACAAAGCCGACGAAGCATTGGTAAAAGCCTACATTGCATTAAATGGTCCTAAACCTGCCACCATCCGCTTATGGTGTAAAGCCTACGACGATACGGGCAAAAATGGTTTGCTTCCCAAGCACAATGGCACATCCCGCAACGACTACGGCTGGGAAGCCCGTGCGCTTGAGTTATATCACAAGCCACAGAAGCCCAGCATACGTAAGGTTGCCCGCGACCTGCGCGAAAAATACGGCTTTAAAAGCGCCAAAGAACACAATGTGCGCTACTTCTTTAGCACGCTGCCAGCTGACCTGCAGGAACGCTCGCCCTGGCGAATGGGCCGCAAGCAATACAAAGACGCGCTGCGTGAACATATATCGCGTACCACCGAAAACCTGCCGGTAGGCGTGTTGTTCCAGGGCGATGGCCACACCATCGACGAATACCTGCGCCACCCGCGTACCGGCAAACTCTGGCGTGCCGAACTTACAGTTTTTATGGACGTACGTAGCCGCTACATTGTTGGCTGGTACCTGAGTGTTGCTGAATCCAGTATTAGCACCATGGCTGCGTTAAGCCATGCCATGGGCACCCATAACCATGTGCCGGCGCTTATCCATATCGATAACGGCAGCGGCTTTAAATCTAAGCTAATGAACAGCGAAACATCCGGGTTTTATGCATCGTTTGGTATTGAGCCAATTTGGGCATTACCTGGTAACGCTAAAGCAAAAAACGTTGAACGCTTTTTCCGCACAATGGAAGACGACTTCGGCAAAGACTTTGATACGTACTGCGGTTACGACATGAGCCCAGACGCCAGCCGCTTGTTCAGCAGCTCTGTAAAAGCTGAAAAAGCAGCAGCTGAAGGCAAGATCCATATTCCTACTGTGGATGAATGGTGTGAAGCGTTTACAGACTGGTTGAATTTGTACCACAACCGGCCTCACCCCGAAGAACCAAATACTACGCCAGCTGAGTTATGGGCCCAGTTAGATCGTGTTCCGGTGGTGGATCACAATTTACTGGTTAAGCCCCGAGAAGAGGTTACCGTTTCCCGCTCGCTGGTAACGCTACACAAGCGTAAATACATCAGTGAATACCTTTACCAGTACGAAGGTAAAAAGCTCGTTGCAGAGTACGACCTGCACGACGACAGCACCATTCGTCTGTTCGACATGGACGGACGTTGGCTCACTACTGCCACGCTGAAAAACAAGAAAGACTATATCTCTACCAGCCGTATTGAAGACGCGCAGCGCAAACGCCTGCTGGAGCAAACCAAACGCCTTAACAACAAGATCCACGAAAAGCGTATGGAAGCCGGGCGCGATATCCCGCTGCATGTTGAGCAAGCCAGCGATATTGACCAACTGGAAGAGAGCTTCAGCAACCTTATGGCAGCTCAGGCACCACAGAACGACGACCTGAACTTTGACAGCCTGATGCAAAACGTTATCCAGGCTCCCGACCCAGAACCCGAAGAAAACGACGACTTCGACCCGTTATCCATTTACCCAGGAGAGACTACCCATGGCCGCTAAAACCATTGATAAACCTGCCAGCTTTAACGAGAACTATTCGGAGCAGGATATTACCCACGTTAACAACATTATCGACTGGATGAACGCCAGCCCATCGCGTACAAACCGCTGGCTGTCACGTTGCGCCGGGGTAAGTGATGCGTACATTTCAACGCTGCTAGCCGGTCGTCATGCGGTTAAGGCCGATGGCCTGCTTGCCAAAATCCTGCCCATTATGGAAGACACCGAGCGCGAACACCGCCCAGGTGATTTTATCGAAACCAGCATCTGGATGATTGTGCAGCATGCCTGCCGCATGGCCAGAGCTGAAGGCGGCTTTGCCGTTGTGGCCGGTTCGCCTGGTGTGGGTAAGTCTGCCAGCCTACGCCACTACGCCGAGCTGCACCCCAACACCATTTATCTATGCGGCAGCGAAGTAATAAACAGCACGGCGGTTATCGATATGCTGCTGGATGCCCTAAGCATTAAAACAGGACGTCAGCACCGCAAAAGCGCCAAAGTTGCCGCCATTGTGGAACAGCTTAAAGACACGGGCCGCTTAATCATTCTTGACGAAACCGACAAATGCCAAAAAGACACGCCCGATCCATTACGCACCATATCCGATGCTACCGGCTGCGGTGTAGTACTGGCCGGTAACGTAAACCTGCGCAACATGGTAGCCATGGGCGACAACCGCTACGACCTGATTGAAAGTCGCGTGGTGTTCTGGCCCGAGATTATCAACAAGATATCGCCTGAAGACGTAAAGCTGCTGATGCAGCCCTACATCACCGAAGACATGATCACAAAATACGAGACCTTCGACGAGGTAGCCCGGTACGCCTTTGACCTGGTTGGCGGCAGCGCCAGAAAGCTAATCAAGAGTTTGATTAAGCAGGTGCTCATGCTCGATAAGCATTCTCGCGAAAACAGCCAAAGCTATGGCGGTATTAGCCGCGAGCTAATGGCCAAAATTGCTAAATCCTATATGGGTATTGCACACCCTCCAGCAATACCGCGTAAGGCATCAGCCATATAAGGGGGGAGCATGTCACACACAAACAAACTAACCAAACAGGAACAAACCATGACAGACGAATTTCAGATCCCCCCTGGTTATACCATGCGTGCCAATGGCGACCTGGTAAAACTGGAAAACCTAACCGACCTTGAGCGCGAAGAGGACGCCCTGGTAAATACGATATTTCCCAGAGCCAAAGCCCTGCACGACGAAATGGCCGAATTTAAGTTCACCGCAATGCACCTAATTGAAGAAACCATTAAGCGCTGCGTGGAAGAGCACGGCATAAAGAAGTTCACCAAAATTAAGGGCAACGTGCAGTTCGTTAGCGTGAATGGCAAGTACAAAATTCAGCGTGCCGTTGATGATCGCATTGAACACGACAGCAGCATTGAAGTAGCCATTCAAAAGTTTGCTTTGTACTCAGACGTACTCAAAGAGCAAGCCGGGCCGGACGCGGTTAAGTTTATTGATATCGCCACCACAGCTAAGAACGGTAAGTACTCTACCTCTCGGTTAATCGACCTGTTGAATAAAGATATTGACCACCCACTGTACGTCGGTGCCAAGGCAGCACTCATGCAGAGCCTGTTTATTAGCGGCAGTAAGGCTTACCTGCGCTTTTACATTCGCAACATTAACGATGACTCCTGGGTAGCCATGCCGTTGCAATTTAGCAGCATCGCTGCCGTAGCTCCCCAGGTTGAGACCAAAGAGGAGAAAGCCAATGCCGCTTAATGTAGATACGTCAGTTGTTGAATCGGCTTCCGTTAGCCAAGAAGCCTCTCAGTTGCTAATGCAAATTGAGGAAGTCTATCAACATCGCAAGGACCAGTTAGGCCAAATCCTCACGCTTTTGAAAAAAAACGAAGCGGATTAAATTAAATGACATTGAAATTGAAGACCCTGACGTTGTGAAAGGCATATCTATCGGGATATCAATTGCTAACAACATTATGGGTGAGTTCCCAGCAAAAATTTGTAGAACAAGTGAAGTTCACGGCGATGAAGAAGAGTAAAGCACTCCGATTTCGTCGCCACCATTGGCACTGGCAACAGAGCCGTTAAAAACCGGGCATAAGCCCTTAACAACAAAGAGAGTAACTATGAACAAAGCACAATTAATCGATGCAATCGCCGCTAATGCAGACCTGTCAAAAGCCTCAGCGGCACGCGCTCTGGATGCATTCACCGATGCCGTCACTAACGCCCTGGCTGCAGGCAACAAGGTTAGCCTCACTGGCTTCGGTAACTTTGAAGTGAAAGAACGTAGCGAACGTCAGGGGCGCAACCCTGCAACAGGAGAGGCGATCACCATTGCCGCTTCCAAGTCGCCTGCATTTAAAGCAGGTAAATCCTTAAAAGATGCCGTAAACGCATAACTTAACCGGGGCGCTAAGCGCCCCCCAATGGAGAAACATCAAATGACACCATATGTATTTACAGGTTTTTTCCCGTCAAGCAAACGAGTTGGTGTAGTTCTGGAGCGTATCACTAATTGGGAGCACAAAAGCTCATTGGGTTACGGCGGTACCGAAATCACTTTAGATAGCGGTGAAACAATCCTGGTAGGGGAAACCCCGAATCAGGTTACGAAAATCCTTGAGGAAACGCTCAAGAAAGCTGAAGGAGAAATCGCATGAAAACACATGTTTTTAGAGGGTTTGGCAGAGAAAGTGAAATGTCTGTTGGCGTAGACCTGGCAAAAGTCTGCCTGTGGAAAGGCATTCAGGGCCAAGGCATGCAAGATCACTTCATAGGCACCCAAATCATTATGGACAACGGTGTATCGGTTCAGGTTGGTGAGTCTGCAATAGATGTTGCTCGAGTAGTAGAGTCACATCGCAAAAATACGATGGAGGCACTTGATGGCAACGTTACAGCAAGAGCGTGAATTACGGGAGGTAGCAAAGATTCTAACGAAAAAGCTTCGCCGCATTTACGGCGAAGACATGGGGTTCTTTTTAGTCGTTACACCGTTCAAACAAAACGACCCCGTCTCTGACTATATCAGCAACATTCACCGTGAGAGTGGTATCGCAGCATTAAGAGACACCGCAGCTCGCTTGGAATCAAGAGAAACCATCCCGGCCAGTATGGGCGGGGTGCAGTAACCAGAGGAGTTACACCATGAAACCAGGGCACTTTGTCATTAAAAGCGCAAAAGACCGCTACAGCGAAAACACCACGGTACCCAGCACCAGAGTAACTGAGGAGCAAAAAAAACAGTGTAAGAATCGCCGTAAATGGGAAGACGTGCAATTAGCCAGGGAGCTTGGCTTAAGTTACTCCGAAATCAATTAACGTAAGTGAGGAAAACCATGTTCAAAGATGCACCCCGCTCCGATTTAGAAAAAAAGATGATCGTGCTTTCAGTACTTGCTCGGTCTTCAAAAATGATTTTTCCGAAAGACATCCGTAACCAAAGTGGACTAGACCAGTACGAAGTTGCCCACTGCTTGCGCCAACTGCGTATTGAGCAATTGGTAATATTACTTGAGAACGGCACTTACACTCTGTCCGAATCAGGTGTTGAAAAAGCCACAGCCAACAAATTAATGGTACACACATCGGTAAAAGGTCGAGTAGAGAAGTACAGCCGCGCTGGCAATGTAATGGAAACGCCTGCAAAGCCCAAGCAACCCGCTAAGCCTAAAAAGCCCCAGAAAGCCCCAGCAGCCAAAACTGTTCCATTAGAGACAGCTGAACAACCACAGGCGGCAGAAGTTGACCAGGTTAACCCTGGGAGCATCGCCGACCTGTTTAACACCAATGAGCTAACCAACAATGGCACGTCGTTACTTTTCCGGTTACTCAATTCGCTGAAGCTGAAAGATCTCCAGGATGCAGGATTTACAGAACAGGAAGTGCGCGAATTTGGTGATGTATACCGGTTTGTAAAAGACCGTGCTGAGACATTGGAGTCTTAAAAATGTGTTTAATCGAACAGTTGAATCAGCTATCAGCTGAAAATAATGACATGAAACAGACGATCAAAATGTTGAGAACGTTTGTTGATGATGTGCTCCCTCAAGTTGGCCAATTGGTGATTCAAGATTTCGGAAATTTGAACTCAGCGCTTATTGCTTCCGAAAAGTATGTAAAGGATTCAGGGTTAAACAATGAGTGAGCCACTACGCCGTCAAATTAAAGCAGCCCAGGTAAAGCTGAACATGGACCAAGCCGATTACCTGGCCCTGCTTAATCGCATTACCGGTAAATCTAGCAGTACGGAACTAAATAAAACCGAAATTAAAGCAGTTTTAAACGAGTTTAAACGCTTGGGCTGGGAGCCGAACAATAAGAACGCAAAGCTGGTCCGCACCATTAAATTTTTGTGGATGCGGTTAGGGGAAGAGAACTGTTTGAACACACCAGACAGGTCAGCGATGGAAGCGTTCTGCAAGCGCTTTACAGATGGAAAATCGTTATACCGTGCACAAAGAGGCCAACTACAAAATATTGTTGAGGCCCTGAAGCAGTGGTGTGCACGTGAAAACATCAGCACAGGGCGAATCAAATGACAATTACACTCGACCACTTTAGTAACTCAAGTAAAGTTATAGCCAGGGCCATTGGCCCAGACGCTGCTTATCAGCTGTTACAGCAGTATGGTGGTCAGAGTTTCTATATTAGTGCATCACCAACCTCTAAGCACGTTGCAAGTAAAAAGCTCGGCATAGACGTGCACAGGGCTCTCGCAGAAATATGGCCTAACCAGGAGTTCGAGTTACCCGTAGTTAACAACGTTGAAAAACGCCTGCGCAACGACATGATCCGCGACGACGCGACACGCCTCTCAATGCGCGAACTCATTATTAAATATCAACTAACCCGCTACCAACTGCAAAAAATCATTAGCACGGGTGAAACGGTCGACCGTGGACAAGACCAAAATCAACAGTTGAAATTCTCGGGCTTTTAGCCCACGATATCCACGCCTCCACAAATACCTGTCCACGAAAATTACTTCGGGATATTCCCCTTTTAGCATTACTGCATGCTGTGGCCATGAGAGCCACAGAGTTAATTTCCCTTGCGGTAAAAATAAGCCGCGCACGAGATAAAGCACGTAGAAACGAGCTGGCCGCAACTTGCCCGCCACATTTACGTGACTTGTTGCGCAGTAACTTATCGCTAATTCGAATTGGTAAGCAGCTGAAAGAAGCCAGACGTATCGCTAACCAAAGAAAAGCAGACTACCGTCATACCTACAAATTCTCGTTGTTGCCAGAGACTCTCCAGAACAAGCCGAAAACCGCTTTACGCTCTACCGCACTGGGTAATTGCCAGGCGATGCGAGAACTTATTGGAGGCAGCAAATGAACCGATACAGTGCTACATCGTGGGACCGCCTCTTAACCTGTCATCACGACTGGAAAATAATCTGCCTTGAGTTAATTAAGTACATCGACCACAGCATTTTTTGTGGCTACCGGGGTGAAATAGAACAAAACAGGGCGGTGGCCAGCGGGAACAGCGAATTGCGTTGGCCACTGTCGAAGCACAACCAATATCCCAGTATGGCCATTGATATGGGGCCGTATTTCAAAGAGCTAAAAAATACCGATTGGGAAGACGCATTAGCGTTCGCAGCATTTGCGGGCGCGGTATTAACCATAGCGAAACAGCTTTATATGGCTGGCAAAATTTCTCACCAAGTGATTTGGGGGGGCGACTGGGACAGTGACGGTCGCACTCGTGATCACAAATTCAGAGACTACCCCCATTTCGAACTGACCGAGGAAAACGTATGGAACCTGTAACCATTGCACTAGCGCTCGCAAAAGCAGCTGGTGTAGATGATTGGCTAAAAGAAAAGATATCCGGAACGGTAACAGGAAAGGTTGCCAGCAAAGTAATTGACCTGGCTAAATCCGTTACCCGAAAAGATACGCCCGAAGAGGCATTGCAAACTGTTTCAACCAATATTGTTTACGCTAACGAACTGAAGAAGCAGATGCTGCAAAATGAGCACGAGCTAAAAATGGCGGCATATGAAGACCGCAAAGACGCCCGTCAAACTTACCGAATTCACCCGCAGCAGGCCGACAAAATAGCAGAGCGCGTTATGCGCTATAACCTACCGTTTATTGTTGGCCTGGTCATTATTAATTGCGTAGTCCTGCACTTTTTTCGCGACGATGCGGCTTTGCTTGCGGCTGTTAGCAATGTTCTTGGTATGGCAATTAAATCGCTTTTTGATGAAAGAAAAGAAGTAACCGGTTTTTACTTTGGCGGCTCAATGGACGCCAGTGAAAGGGAACGCTAATGGACGACGCAACTAAACAGGCGCTATTTACCAAACTTGGTGAAATTGACGCCAAGCTTGATGGCTTAAAAGAGGATAACCAAAACCAGTGGGAGCATCAACGAGGCTTAGATACCCGCTTACGCAAGCAGGAAACTCACAGTGCAAGTATTTCGGCAACGATAGCTGCATTTGTTGCAGTAAGTATTGATGTAATCAAGAAGGGTATTAGCGGTTAATGGCGCATTCATCCAAAACCCAGTTAGCAGTGCGTAGCACCTATGTAAATGAGCAGCAGGACTTAACCGCTGCAGCTGCTGAGCATGGCGTAAGCTACGGTACCGCACGTAACTGGAAAAAGCGTGCAAAGGACGAAGGCGACGACTGGGATACGGCACGCAACGCACTACTGCTCTCCCAGGGCGGTAAAAAGGAGCTGCTCAACCAGGTGCTGGAACGATTTTACATTCAAAGTGAACGCATCTTTGAATCAATCGAAAAAACAGAGCAGCTAAAACCCCAAGAAATGGTTGATTTAATGTCTAAGTGGGCTGACTCAATGAGCAAAGTCAGCAAGTTCCTGGGCACCAGTAACAACTTCGATAAAATAGGCTTTGCAATGGAGCTGCTGCAGCTATTAAGCACATTTATTCGAAACGATTACCCACAGCATGCCAATGCATTCTTGGAAATTCTGGAGCCCTTTGGCCGTGAGGTAAGCAAAACCTATGGCTAAGACCTCTGTTAATGAGTTCTTAAAGAGCTTAACGCAACTAGGTGATGAATTACGCCTGCAGATCGAAAACGAGGTAGAAGGCTTCGCTGCAGACGAGGACGCCAGGGCCGAGCGCAACCGAAAAACGCATGATCCGGTTACTGGGTTTAAGTTCTTCTGTAAAACCTATTTTCCGCATTATATCGATGACACTGAATCGGTATTACACAAGCACTTATTTAAACGCCTGCCGGAAATATCAGCCACTGCAAAAGGTGTCCGCGAGGCCATTATAGCGCCACGTGGTGAGGCTAAATCCACTATCGCCACCCAACTGCATACTCTATGGGAAATCATCACCGAGCAGACCCACAACACCGTTATTATCATGGATGCGTTTGAAAGCCAGGCTGCGCCGATGCTGGAGGCGATTAAAGCCGAACTTGATACAAACCCAAGGTTGGCCCAGGACTACCCGAAAATTGCAGGCCAGGGGCCAACCTGGAAGATTGGCGAAATGGTGACTCGTAACAACATAAAAGTCACCGCTTTTGGTGCTGGGCAAAAAATACGGGGTATTCGGCATGGGGCATACCGGCCAGACAGAATCAAACTGGACGACATTGAGAACGATGAAAACGTGCGTAGTCCAGAGCAGCGAGAGAAGCTTTTTAAATGGCTTAAAAAAGCGGTATTGAAACTTGGGCCACCAGATGGCTCATTAAAAATATTCTATATCGGCACGCTTTTACACTACGACTCGGTACTGGCCAAAACCATAAAACTACCAAGTTTTAAACATTCTAAATTTCAGTCGATTATCCGCTGGCCAATCAACATGGACTTGTGGGAAGAATGGGAAGAAATTCTGCGTAACGATGGCGAAGAGAAAGCCGAGCAGTTCTACATGCAACGCAAGAAAGCAATGGATGAAGGCGCAATTGTAAGCTGGCCTGAAAAACGACCATTGTTGTTCCTGATGATGGAACGTGCCGACGATAAACACGCCTTTGACTGCGAGTTTCAAAACGACCCAACTAACGAAGAAGAAGCCACCTTTACCGGCATTAAATTCTGGGTACATATGGCCGACCGATGGGTGTATTACGGCGCATGTGACCCGTCACTAGGCAAGAAAAACAAAAAGCGTGACCCCAGCGCCATACTAGTAGGCGGTTACGACAGGCAAAAAGGTAATTTACACGTAGTTGAAGCCAGCATTAAACGGCGCATTCCTAACCTCATTATTGAAGACATCATTACGTTTCAACGTGAGTACAACTGCATGGTGTGGGGTATTGAAGCGGTGCAGTTTCAGGAATTCATGCGTACCAGGCTAATGGAACGCGGAAAAGAGAAAGGTATTGCGGTACCAACCAGGGGCATTGTGCCTAACACCGACAAAGACTTGCGTATTGAGAGCCTGGAGCCCTACATAAGCAACGGTGAAATATTGCTACACAGCTCTCAAACCGTACTTTACGACCAACTAAGGCACTGGCCGGAAGCCGATCACGATGATGGCCCGGACTGTTTGCAAATGTTGTGGATGCTGGCAGTAAGTGGCGCAGGCGGATTACCCAAAGTAGGCACTGCTAAGCGCCGAGGCACAACAGACATGAGAGGGTATGGACATGGCGGATAAAGTCATAGATAAGAAGAATGCACTGACTGATTCAGAGGTTATTGACAACCTATTGGACCGGCAACTGCTTGACTTGCTGAATGAATTACCCGACCCGGACGTTATCCTGCGTAAGGCCGGTGTTGATTACGCGGTATATAACGAAATACTGGCTGACGCCCATGTGATTGGTGAAGTTCGCCCTCTACGAGCAGGTTTACTGGGCTTTAAATATGAAATTAAAGCCGGTGATGACAGTGCTCAGGCAGACAAAGCCAGGGAGCTGTGTGAAAGCATTTTTACACGGCAACCGAATGCCGCAATGCGCTGGCCTGACGTAACCTGGTCTATAGGCAAAGCGCCGCTCGTTGGAAGACGTGTTCACCACGTTAAGTGGCAGGTGTTAAATGGCAAGCTGGTACCAGAAAAAATATTTGATATCAGTACAGAATCTTATGCTTTTAATGCTGATGGCGAGTTACTAATCCGCACTATTCATTTGCCCGAAGGTGAACCGCCTGAGCCATACCGCTGGCTGGTAACACGTCACATGCCAGATCGCCAAAACCCGTATGGCATTGCACTATTAAGCTGCTGCTTTTGGCCATGGATGTTCAAAAACGGCGGTATGAAGTTCTTCGTTAAGTTCTGCGAAAAATATGGTGTTCCATGGCCAATAGGTAGATACCCACAAGGTACCGATGACAAAGGTATACAGGAGCTGGTTGAACGCCTGCAGAACATGATTGAAGATGCAGTTGCAGCTGTTCCTGAAGGGGTCGACCTTCAGCTGCTGGAATCAAAAGCAGGCGGTGAGCTTCCACAGGAACGCCTGGTTAACTTGTGCAACCGCGAAATGAGTAAGGCACTTACCAGCCAGAGCCTAAGTACCGAAATCATAGACGGTGGTAGCCGGGCCGCAGCCGAAACCCACGCGCAGCGCACAGTCGAAAACTTAAAGGCCGACAGAGCCCTGGTAGCCGACACCTACAACGAACTGTTCAAGATGATCACCGAAGTGAATTTTGGACCCAACGTTGAATCCCCTAAATTTAAGTATGTAGACAAAAAAGAGCTGAATACCAGCGATGTTAACTACTTTAAACAGGCCAGCTCGTTAGTACCTATTCGCCGCGAAGACATCTACAAGCGTCTGGAGTTATCTGAACCTACAGATGGTGAGGACGTTGTATTCACAGGTAACCAAAACCGCGAAAAAACACCGGGTGAACAGTCAGAATTTTCTAAAGCAGAAGATGAATGGACTGAACAGGATATTGCCATTGAGCAGATCATAAACCAGGTAAAACAGGCCATCGATGCGGGTGAAACCCTAGACGAGGTATTAACCAATATCGTTAATTCATACGCTGACATTGACACTGAAGCACTGCGTAACGTTGTTACCCAGGAACTGGAAGGTGACTTTGGACGCGGCATGGTAAGTGAAAGTTAAATATAAGGTAAGTTCAAATGAAAAAGTTATGTATCTATCATGGAAACTGTGCAGATGGATTTGGTGCTGCATGGGCTGTTCGTCATGCGCTGGGAGATGATGTTGAGTTTTACGCTGGCCACTACGGTCATGAAGCCCCTGACGTTACTGGCCGAGACGTTATTATTGTCGATTTCAGCTATGCACTTGACGTCTTATATGAACTCTCATTTAAGGCAAACAGCATTATTATACTCGACCATCATAAATCGGCTCAGCAAGACCTTATTGGCCTAGAAGTGGTGAAGGAAAAATTGGGATATGATGGTTTTTTCAATGAACTTGGTCCTTTCTGTGTATCACAAAACAAACCTTTAGTTGGCGCTCTGTTTGATATGGAACGATCGGGTGCCATGTTGGCTTGGGATTTCTTTCACGATGAACCTGCACCTGCTCTAATTAAGCATATTCAAGACCGTGACCTATGGCGTTTTGAATTGCCTGGTACTAAAGAGATTCAAGCAGCTGTATTTAGTTATCCTTACGAATTTGCCATATGGGATGAGCTTATATTGGAACGCTCAACCGACTCCCTTTATGAAGAAGGGGTCGCACTTATGCGAAAGCATATGAAGGATGTCAACGAACTCATCAGGTCAGCTGCGCATAGAACCGTTATTGCTGGCTATGACGTGCCAGTGCTCAATGCACCTTATTTCTTTAGCAGTGAAGCTGGCAACATAATGAGTAAAGATGAACCCTTTGCTGCTTGTTATTACGAAACAAGTAAAGGCAGGACATACAGCCTACGCTCGCAAGTTAGCGGTGTAGATGTTTCAGTTATAGCTGGCTTGTTTGGTGGCGGTGGACATAAAAACGCAGCAGGCTTCCGCATTGCGTTCGACGACCTCAACAAACTCCCACTAAAGCAGCAGAATTGATTTAATGGCTGATATAAAGGTAGATGGCCTTCCATTCAAAGAAGCCATTAAGTTCTTTCAGAATAAACTCGTAATACCATCTCGCCAATGGCGGGATTTGGTAGGGCCTGTACATTCAAAAGCCTTTACCGTTGCCGGAGCGGCTAAACTGGCCATCGCTACCGACTTCTATAATGCTGTTAACCAGGTTATTGAATCTGGCGGTACTTTAAACGACTTCAGAAAAGAGTTTGATCGCATAGTAGACAAACACGGTTGGTCATACAACGGTAAACGGGGCTGGCGAACCCGCGTGATTTTTCAAACCAACAAGATCACTGCTTATATGGCCGGTAAATGGGAACAGCTATGGCGTATGCGCGAGTATCGGCCATATCTGCAGTACCTAACTGTTGGTGATGAACGGGTGCGTCAGTCGCACCAGCGATGGCACCAGAAAGTTATCCGTATTGACCACCCCATATGGCGGCTAATTTACCCACCAAATGACTGGCTATGCCGCTGTGGCGTTAGATCACTTTCTCAGGACGATATGGAAGAGGAAGGTTTAACTGAATCCACGGTAGAAATGCCTCGCCAGTCCGACACGCTAGATCCCGAAACTGGCGAAGTAACCCGAGAATATGACGGCATAGGCTTTGGTTGGGATTATAACGTTGGTATGGAATGGCTGGGCCCAGAGAAGGCGTTTGGCCAGCAGCTGATGGAAGTGCCAGCCGATTTAAGACAGGCCGCACTCAATAACATCGATTTAAACCACTTTGAAAACCCGTTTAAACGCTTTTCAAACAAAGTTGCGTACCAGGTTGTAAAAGGTAAAACAGATATAGATAGCGGCGCTATTGGGGTAGGTTACTTCAATAACATCGTTATAAATGAGCTGGCCGACGAACTCCGGTACCCAACGAACGCGGCGGTCGCTATTCGCGACAAAAGTATTGCACAAATGCTAAATGGTTCACCTAGCCAAAGCATTGCACTTTCATCTATAAACCAGATCCCGGCGATATTGAGAAACCCTGATGCAGTGTTATACAACCAATCAACCCAAAGCCTGGTTTACGCCAAACAGGGTGACAACGGGTATTTGGCTCTTTCTGTGACTATAGCTGGGCAGGGAGAACTTAATTACGTTGAGTCTGCGTTTACGGTATCCGGTACCGAACTTATTAATGGACCCTATCTACTACTATTTGGCAGTTTAGCCGGTGCTAATTAGCGGTAATTATCGACAACATTTTTACCACTAACCCCCCACTTTTTTACCAGTAAAAACTCGAAGAGTGCCAAAATATTTCAAAACCTATTATAAAACCGCGCTCAGGTAATAAATGAGTCAATCCCTTATGTGAAAAGGGCTGGCAAGTGATTTTCTCGTTTTATCTAATTTTAAAAACTATCAATACCCTACATTATCACGCGCATACGAAAAAGGCCCACTCAAATGAGTGGGCCTTTCTCTTAATTGGGAGCCTGGCGGTGTTCTACTCTCACATGGGGAAGCCCCACACTACCAT